GTACGCGAGCTGCTAATTGATACGAATTGGTGGAAGACGTGGGCAGCCGAGCGACTGATTGCCCCGCTCGGGTCGGATCGGTCTATCAATCTATTTGAGGCAGAACCGCATCTGCACCGCATGTTTGCCGAGCACTGCACGGCAGAAGATCCCACAATTGTAATCGGCAAAACGGGAAATCAGGTCATCGAATGGAAGCAAAACGCCGGCAAGCCCAACAATGATTACTGGGACTGTCTGGTCGGCAACTGCTGTCTGGCGGGGCTGCTTGGCGTGACTGTGATGCCAGAAGCAAAAAAGCAGCAGAAGAAACGCAAACCGAATAGCAGGGGCAAAGCCAAGCTTCTTGGCCGTGCCAAAAGGAACTAGTGTAAATTCATCACCGATTTGTTAGGATATGGCCATGAATTGTGAACCAAAGAAAACGAAGCTCGAGGAAATGGCGGAACAGCCTAAATCTGTTACCGGCGATCAGGGCGCGTGGACGAACCATTCACTCAAAGAACAGATAGAGTTGGACCGCTACGAAGCCAGTAAAAAGGTCAAAGGCTTTCCAACGATCTATAAGGGCCGATTCCAGCCACCAAGTGCGAGAGGCAACTGATGGCCAAGCCGATAAAGGCCAGTTACGATGCTGGCGGTTACGACCAAGACAACGCCAATCACTGGTCATTTGCTAACGGTGCGTCTGCCGATGCTACTGGATCGCCCCTAGTACGGCAGAACATTAGAAACCGAGCCCGGTACGAGGTGCTCGAGAATAACAGTTACGGGCGTGGAATCCTCGAGACTCTGAGCCAAGACACGATTGGCACTGGGCCAAGATTGCAACTGCATTTACCAGAAGTGCAAGCGGCAGAGATTGAACGAGAGTGGGGGTATTGGTCGCAGGCTTGCCGGTTGGCTGACAAGCTGCGGACGATGGTAACCGCCAAGACAGTGGACGGCGAAGCAATCGCCAAGGTTGTCACCAACCCGCCAATACCAGCAGAAGTGAAACTGGATATTCAGCTGGTAGAAGCTGACCGGCTGACTGCACCGGGCGGGGTGTGGGATACGCCAGACTATGTGGACGGTATCCATCTGGACGAATATGGAAATCCTCGAGCTTATGACATTCTAAGGGTACATCCCGGCTCACCAGATACCGCCAACTTGCTAGAGTTTAACACGTTCCGGCGGGATCAGATCATTCACTTTTACCGGCAAGACCGGCCAGAACAGCATAGGGGCATATCGGAAGTAGTGACGGCGTTGCCGTTGTTTGCGTTTATGCGGCGGTTTACTCTTGCAACTGTCGCCGCAGCGGAAACAGCAGCCAATCACGCTATGGTGCTACAAACCGATGCGCCAGCTTCTTCAGTTGATGAGGAACTGGCGTGGGAAACCGTTGAGTTGCGACGGAACGCAGCCACGGTTCTACCCAATGAATACAAGCTAGGTCAGGTATCGGCAGAGCATCCGGCGACTACTTACCAGATGTTTAAACGTGAGATCCTGAACGAAGTGAGCCGGTGCGTTTGTATGCCCTACAACGTCGCAGCTGCGGATAGTTCGGGATACAACTACGCATCAGGCCGGCTTGATCATCAAGTCTATGACCGGGCTTTGCGGGTAAATCAAAGCCGCATTGAACAGCACGTATTGGATCGGCTGCTAGGCGATTGGCTGCTTGAGTCGGCACTGCTTGGCATGTTGCCGGCTGCGATGGCTTCCGATGTGCTTGATGCTGCTGCACGGTTTGGCACTGCTGGCGTTGCCATGAGAGTGCCGCACAGCTGGGAATGGGATAAGCGGCCCCATGTTGATCCCGGCAAAGAAGCCACAGCCCAACGAACTAGACTACAATCCGGCACAACCAGCCGAGCCCATGAGATGAAAGAATCAGGGCTCAATATGGACGAGATCGACGCACAGGCGGCGGTTTCGTTTGGGTACGTCGGTGATGATGGGATGCCAGACGTTGAGGGATACCGCAAGGTGCTTGGGGCGTCGCTGTTTAGCAATGGCAACGCAGTACAGGCAGAAGAAGCAGACACAGAACAACCGGAGCCAGAAGATGGGCCGAGCGAAACGGAACAAACGGATGAATCAGAAGATCAGGTTTGACGCTGGGCCGCTTGAGATCAAAGCGGCAGACGGTGAAGCCAAATCTCCTGAGTTCACAATGCAAGCATACGGCGGGGGCCGTTTGCATCTTGGTAACTTCCCTCACCCAGCGGTGATTGCTGCTGAGGGTGTAGAAGTACACGGGGGAGCGGATACAATACCAATCCTGCGGGATCACGACGGCAAGCGGCCAGTCGGCCACGGCAAGCCAATTGTCGCCAGTGATTCGTTGCAGGTAGAAGGGACAATCAGTCAAACGTCTGACGATGCAAAGCAGATCATCGAGGCAAGCCGGAACGGCTACCCGTGGCAGGCAAGCATTGGTGGACGGATGACGGAGAAGCCAACCTTTGTAAAGGCTGGCAAAACAGTAACAGTTAACGGCAGACGCCAATCCGGTCCGGTGTACGTCGTCAATGCGTTTATGTGGACCGAAACTAGCGTTGTGAGTGTGGGAGCTGACGCAGACCGCGCCACAACCTCTATCGCAGCAACTTCAGACCCAAAGGGTTTAGATATGGACTTTCAGGAATGGCTCGAAGCCCAGGGTTTCGAGGATGTTAACGACGCACAGCGTCAAACACTTCGTGCAGCGTATGACGCAGAGCACAGAAGCGATGACGCAATTGAGCTTGAGAAGCTCAAAGCATCCGACGCACTCGATGGGATGCGACGCGAAGCAATTAAGGTTAGTAAGGAAATGAAGAAGATCAGCCGCATCGCAGCACAATATGGCGACCGATGCGACGATGCTTTAATTGACAGCCTTGAAGCCAAAGCGTTGACCGGCGACATCTCAGCAGAGACTTTTGAGCTCGAATTGCTGAAGGCGTCGCGCCCTTTGCCCAATGGCTCTGGGACCGCACCGTCATACGCCGGTGCGGATTGCAACGCAATCACTGCCGCACTGTGTAACAGTATTGGAATGGACGAGGAAAGCGTTGCTGACTCGCTCAAAGCTGAAGTTGGCGTGAAAGCTGCTGATAAGGCGATGAACGACGCAGCAACGTTGCGTGGCTTCAACGTCCACAAGCTGATCCACACTGTGCTCCACGCTCATGGCCGCAGCGTTTCGCCTGGCCAGGGCATTGATGACAGCGTTTTGGCTTCTGCTCTTGAGTGCGGATCTAACATCCGTGCGTCAGCTGGCTTCAGCACTGTCAGCCTTCCCGGCATCCTGAGTCGCGTTGCTAACAAGGCAATGTTGCAAAGCTACAACAGTGGCGCGGGCGTCGCTCGCGAGTTTTGTGCCGAGACTGACACCACCGATTTCAAGCAATTCGACCGCTACCGCATGACGGAAGCCGGCGACTTTGAGGAAATCGGAGCAACTGGCGAGATCAAAAACAGCACGTTGACCGAAGAAACTCTGAGCAATCAGGTAAAGACTTACGGTCGCATGTTCGGGATCACCCGCCAGATGCTCATCAATGACGACCTTGGTGCAATGCTTGCCATTCCTAGCCTGCTAGGCAAGATGGCTGCTAGAACGCTGGAAAAGTCTGTGATCAGCCTGCTTGCCAACGCTTCGACTGGTGCGGCTTCAACAAACTTCTTCTTTAGCACTTCGACCGCCAAGAAGAAAGCCAACTACGCTGCCGGTGCTGCCACAGCATTGGACATCGACGCACTTGGAACGGCTTACAAGCTGTTTCTTGATCAAGTGGACAGCCAGGGCAACCCAATCATGGTTGAGCCTAGCCTGCTTCTTGTTACCAACAAGAACGCTGTCAACGCTCGCAAGTTGTTCAACGACGCGGCTTACAGGTTCACTAATACCGACACCAAGGAAACGATTGAAAACCAGTGGCAGGGCATGTTCCGTCCATTGGTTAGCCCGTTCCTGTCACAGCTGGGAACCACCGAAGACGAGTATTACCTACTTCCGGCCCCAACAGATACAGCAGTGATCAACATTGCTTACCTGCGAGGCCAGCGAGCACCAGTTATCTCGCAGTCTGACGTTGACTTCCAGCAGTTGGGCGTCCAGATGCGTGGCGTATTTGACTTTGGTGTTGCACTTTGGGATCAAAGACTAGCCGTGAAAATGGCCGGTCAGTGATCGTTTCTTACCCTTTCAATTGATCCCTACGAGGACTAAAAAAAATGGCTAATCAGTTTAAACAACACGGCGTTTTCGCCGATTACACACCGGGAGCGGCAGTTACAGCCGGTGACATTGTCAACGGTGTTGGCATTGGTGTTGGCGTTGCTGACAACGACATAGCAGCCAACGAGCTTGGCGCGGTTCGAGTTGCTGGCGTCTACCTGATCGACAACCCAGACGATACTGCATTTGCACAAGGTGCAACCGTGGGCTGGGATGCGACAAACGGCAAAGCAGTTGCTGCTGGTGCGGGTGACTACGACATCGGGACGGCTTACGCTGCCTACGTCGCAGGAACCTTGCTGGTAGACGTTGCCATCAACGGCGCGGTTGGCTAATGAACTTGCTAGCGAAAGCGGCGGGTTATTTGCAAAGCCGCATGATCGAAAGTGCATCTGAACCCGTGCGGTACATCCGCGCGGGGGTGGTGTATGAGATGCGTGCGGTGGTTGGGCAACTTGTCACTGACCAGACAGACGTTAACGGCTTCGTCTTGCGAACCGTTACGCGAGACTTCACAATCTCGCAATCTGCGTTTACTTGGTCAGATGACAACAAGCCAAAGCGAAACGATGAAATCTGGCAGTTGGTAGACGGCTACTGGCACGTCTTTACTGTTAACGGTGACAGTTTCGCGACAGCACATTATGAGGAAAGCGATGCCTATGGCGTGGCTTTCAGAATACATACAAGGAAGGATCGGGAAGTTGCCACTTGATGCAAAACTGGGCCGGGAGTTAGCCACACGAATCAATGCAGCCTATACGGGCCGCATCAAAAGCGTTGTGTTTACTTACGATCCGTTTGCAGAGTCTGACGAAATCGACGGCTCACCACTGGCAGCAATCAGCCCGTTTAACCTCGAGCACGTTCGAGAGTCTCGCGGAGACTGGCGGCGTGATGTTCGGTTACTGATCACAATGATTGTGAAGCAGGCACCGAATGAAGACGCAGGTTTTTTTGACATCTACTTGGATAGCTGGGATGACTTGTTAGAAGTCGTCAAAGCAGATGCCTGGGTGGATGCAATGGAGATCAGCGGACGTTATGAACTGGACCAATCACAAACTCAGGCCAGGCTGATCTGTCAGGCCATAATCGACCTAAATTTTGCATAGGTAAATACAATGGCACTCAAAAGCGGCTTGCAGCTCTATACGTACAACTTGGCCGGCACGATTGCGACGCCAACAACGTACAATCTTTTTAATTACGTTCGGGATGAATCTGTGGACATGGACCGCACCGAGGTGGACGCAAGCAGCCGGGCATCGGTCACGTTCCGTCAGTTTGTGCCAGGTCTGAGCAACGGCAACGTTGAGACGCAGATCATGCACTTGCCTGGCGACACTATCTTTGACGATATTCAGGAAGCGTTTTTCAACAATACGACTTTATTGATGGCGTTTGTTGATGGGCCTTTGCAAGCTGGCGACGCACGGCACGGGGAAACCGGAACTATTAGCGTTTCTGGTTTGTGGGGTGCGTTTTACGTCACCAACTTCACAGAGCAGCGAGCACTCGAGGACGCACAGGTGCATGACATCCGCTTCAGTCCTACGCTCGAGCCAGTGACCAACGAAGTGCCGATTTACAAGACTGTGTCGGTTACGTTGTAACTTTTAATCTATTGGGGAAACGATGGAAATTAACGGAAAAGATATAGAGCTACGCGTAGAGCTCAAGCAACTCTACGCAGCTCGGCGAAAAGGCTGCGACATCGGCGATCTGAGCAACGGCAAGCTGCAAGCGATTGCGGTGAACCTGCTAGATGCCTTAGATGCGGCGTGGATGGTTTACGAGAAGCAACTGAAAGCGGCAGGCGTGAAAACGTTTGACGCGTTTCTGGCCTTAGACAGTGACCAACTCACAAAACTAGCTGATCAGTTTCGGGGGGAGCTGTCCGTTTTTTTTCCGGCAATGAAAGCGATTCTGAACGAGATCAACCAAATGCTGGCGGTGATGGCCGACCAGATAGCATCTGGCCAAGCGTCTGGCGAGCAGCCGGAATCTTAGGCGTTGAGCCGTGGAGCTTTACCTACTTTGAACTAGCAACGATGTGCAAGGAGGCCATGACAGTGAGCTGGGATCACACAGCAGCCATCACGGCCATGATTGCCAACGTAAACCGTGGCAAAGGTAAAAGCCCTATCAAACCGCAGGCATTGAACCCAATGCGGCAAGACGGCGATGGGCGGCACAAGCTAAACAAAGATAACATCAGCATCCTCAAAGGCTTGGCCGGGAAGGTGGAGTGATGGCACAGACAGAATTTAAGCTGGTGCGGTCCGACTTCAAGTTTCGCGGTGCGGACTTGCAGCAGAAGGTCACCAAGAAAAAGAAAGCCTGGATGAACCGCACCGGGGCCGTAATTCGCACAGTTGCGCGGCGATCAATGAAAAAGGCACCCAAACAATTCACCAAGAGCGGCAAGAAACGCAATCTGACCCGATTTGGGCGATACCAAAAGATCAAGAGCGGCAAGCGTAAAGGTGAGCAGCGGTTTCAAAAGGGTTTGCATAGTCGGCCAGGGCAGCCGCCATATTATCGCGAATCAGGATCGGGCAACCTGCGAGCGATCAAATACGAAGTCGGCAAAAACAACGATTCCGTTTCAGTGTTTACAATGAGCACCGGCGGAGGCAAGACAATCAGCAAACCGCCAGCCATTTTGCAAGAGGCAGGCGGAACTGCAAAGATAAAGGGACAGCGTAAAACGTCACAGTTTCCGGCACGCCCCTACATCACGCCAGCAAGCGAAAAGGGCCTCGAGTACATGCGTAAGGTCGTTAAAGAAGGTATCAAGTAATGGCAAAAGGCATACCAGCCGGTCAGGCGTCGTTTACTCTTAAGCTCAACGATCAGTTGACTGGGAAGATGCAAAAGATCGGCATGACCGTTAGAAACGGCATGAGACGTATTGGATCGGCTGCTAAAGCTGGTGCGATGATTGCGGCCAAAGCATTGGCTGCCATAGGCACCGCAGCAATAGCAGCGGGCGTTGCAATCATAAAGCTAGGAAGGCAGTTTGCGGCATACGGCGATAAGTTTGGAAAGATGGCAACACGTACCCGCATCGGTGCAGAGGCGTTGCAAGAACTCAGTTTTGCCGCACAGATTAGCGGCACAAATATTGACAGTCTGAGTCAGGCGTTGTTTCGCGCACGGCGCCGCATTGGAAATATGGCAATTGGCGGGGGCGGCCCCGCTGCTCGAGCACTTCAGACACTAGGGCTCAACGCCAAAGAACTGGCAAAGCAACAGCCAGAAAAGCAGTTTTTCGAGCTGATCAAAGCTTTAAAAGCAGTGGGCAACGAAGCAGAACGCAATCAGCTAGCGTTTGAGATTTTTGGGGACAACTTCCGCGACATCCAGCCGCTAATTGATGCAGGTGCGGACAGCATTGACCATCTACGGGACCGAGCAAATCGGCTTGGTTTGGTGCTTTCGAGTCGCGAGATTAAACAAGCTGAAGGACTGACAGACGCTTTTTTTGAGTTTGGCGAAGTGGCCAATATGGCTGGAAATAAAATTGGGGCAGCGTTTGGGCCGAGCCTGAAACTTATCTTTACCGGGCTTGCTGAGGCAATCGCGGATTTAACGAAATCGTTCATAAATCTGGGCGGCAGCGTCACCATCATTGGCCAACTAATCAAGTTTGCAATAACCGACATTTATTCGGATATGTTTAAACAACTTAAGCCGCTTTTTAATGTATTGCCAACACGTATGAAGGCAATGTTCGCCCCAATAATGGCAGCACTGAAAGCCGGCAGAGGGAAAGCGTTTGGTGACTTAACTGATGCAATTAGAAGCACAGCCGGCGGCAATAAGAAAATCGTATTTACAAAAAGCGGGAGTTTCCAGCCGGGTAAGCCAACGGGAGTTCGGCCAGAGCCGGTAGCAACAACTGGCATTTTGTCAGGGTTTGCCGCACAGTATGCCTCGGCTTTTGGATTTAACCGAGCCGATCCAAAGAAAGAAGAAAAGCAAATGGTAAACCTGCTAGAAGAAATAGCAGACGCAGGACCGTTAGCAGTACAGCCAGGGTAAACCATGACAATCACATATACAGAACGCTTCCAGTCGCCAAATTCGATCAGCGAAGCTAACAACAAACGCGATGACCAGTGGACAAAGAATTTTTTGGTCTACGGCGACGCCAGCGAAACGGAAACACAAATTGTTTCGTTTTTGGCAGCAAACCTGCCACAGACTTTGGATGATTTGCTGTTGCAAAAGCTGAAAGTATCAAGAGAGGAAGCGGACGACTATTGGTCGTGCGATGCTACCTACAGTGCACCAGCTAATCCTAAAAACAGGCCGCAGTTAGAGCCGGGCGGCGGGTACCGATGGACTGTCAGAAGTTCAGGTGGGGCAAGCGCACCGAGGCAGTTTTCAGAGGAATTTGTGGACGAAAGCGTGAACCCACTAGCAGCGGATAAATGGACGCTCGCAGCGAAATCGGATGAAGTGAAACGGCTAATTGGCTGGCGGCTTACTTCAGAAGGTGCAACAACGACAGAACCGGTAGACTTTCCAGTTGGTGGGGTTGAAATCGGTGTTGAACTAGCAGTGAGTGCCGCACAGGTCAGCGGTGGCTTTCTTGTTGGTGTTGCATCTCGTGCAGCAAGCCAGGCGGTTAATGACACAGCTTGGAATGGATTTGCGGCACAAACGTTACGGTTTACAAATTTCTCCGCAATACCGAGAAACGGCACGTTGCCAGCGTGGGATTTGAGCTATACGTTCGATTACAGCCCTTCCAAGACGGTCACAGTGGATTCGTTGACGCTGCCAAAGGCTGGCCAGCATTATTTGGAAATCTGCACTGAGCTTTTTGAGTTAGTCGGCGCGCCCGGTGGCCTGATGCTGCCAACAGCTGTGAGGCTTGCAACGCACAAGATGCGGCCAGAGATTAACTACCAAACGGAGCTGGGCATTTGAGCACGTTTAAAAAGCCGCTTGCGGGCGATCCCGCAAATCTGATACTCAGCCAGTCGTTTCAAGGTGCATTGGTTGATGTAGTCAACGCATACAATCGGGGGGAGCTGACACAGAAGCCGCAAGACTTGCGCAAGCAAAATGTTGTGATGGTGAAGAACCAGACAGACGACGACATAGAGCCGGGGCAAGCACTGTCAGTTAATCAAGACATGCCGGCAGGCTCTGCGGATCTGTTGGTTAGCTATCTAAACAATCCTCTGGTTTACGGTTCTGCGTTGACCTGGCACAGCAACATTGCTGAATTTGCGATTGCTACGCAGACCATTGAGTCAGGGCTAATCGGGCCGGCGTCATTTAAGCCGTGGGGAAGGGTGAAGGCTGACGCTAACGGTGATGGTGATTGGTTGATGCACGACCCCACAACGCCATCACAGTTCAGGCGTTCAACGGGGGGCGTTGCTCGAGTGATCACTGCCGATGCAGCATCAGGCCAATGCGTCGCAAACTTCGATGAGCAGCAGAGACTGTGGAGATTTGAGCTTACCGAGGACGTTTCAAACCTCATCGGAATTGGGGATTTGATTGATTTGGGCGGCAATGTTTACGCAGCCAACACTAGCATCAGATTTACAAATAGTACAAAGGTTGCCGGTGATGCTGGATTCTGTGTCCACACAGGGAACTATTTTGACGCTATCGAGGCTGCGGCTACTATCGGCGGGGAGCCGACGCCGAGATTTCGTTTCCGTTTGAAAACGGATTTCGACGATACTGGCGTGGCAACTGCTTACGTTCTGGACGTGTTTGGCAGCGTCACAAATCCAGACGGCTCACCGGTAGAATTAGGCGACATCCTCACGGTACATGATCCTAGAAAGTGCTTTGCCCATGCTGTAGGTGCTGACAGTTTGGCGACGATACAAGCGGAATCTGACCCGTTTTTTCCTGATGGGGGGTCAATCGGGTATGCGGTGAAGACTCTGCAACTAAAAGCCAGCCCGAATGATCCAGACGACGAACAATACCCTCGCTGGGAAGTAGAGCAATGCACGCAAACAGTGCAACGCATGAAAGTTCGGATCGATTCACTTTTTGACGCAACTGGTGGAAATACAACGCAGCCAACTGGCGAGCTCGGCGAAAGTGCTAAAACACTTTTCTTCACTGCTGAAGATGCAATTCTTTCCAGATGGCCTGATATTGATTACGCGCCTGAATGGATACCGAGCACTGAGACGGATTGGGACTGGGAGATACAATGCGAAAACCCCCACCGATTTTCAGCTCAGGATGGCTGGGCAATTATCGAGCGCGTTGTTGCAAGGAGCAGAGTTGAAGACGCAACAAACGTTAACACGCCATATTCGGCTAATGTGCAAGATGCCGTGGAGTGGCACATTATTGACGTTGAAAACCCAATTGCGAGATGGTTACAGGTAGAGCGGTTGGGTGGTGCTGGCGGTGGCGAGGGTGGATCGTGGCGCGTTGGTGGCACTTTTGCCGAAGGAGAAAACCCCGGTACAAACTACCGATTCGATGACGCCGAGCCGGTTAGTGCACATATACGCGACGCACCGGGGCTGATTACCGGCTGCCTGAATGATGGTGAATTGGGGTGGGCATTTTGGGATCCCAACGAACAATACTACAACGTAGTCGCGACAGACTCAGCACTGCTTGGTGCACCGGTAGGCATCTCCCCAATTATCGGCGTGGACTTCAATGGATGTGATTTGAATTACACAAAACTTCAAGGGGTAAAAGTATTTGGAGGAAAAGAAGCTTGCGAATTTGTCAACGTTACCGGCTCAACGTCGCCAGATTTGGTACCAGTGCCAGTCGTCACTGGTATCACAATTGACCCAGAGCATCCAACAGAGGTCTGTTTTTCCACTGGTACTGTTTACGTTTGCAGCGGTTCAAGTGACCCAGAGCCGACCTGTATCGATGTTTGTGACCCGTGTTATCCTCCTGAAACTGGGTGCTGCGAATATCCACCAGGCACCTATACTGATGGTATTACGTTTGACGTTTGCCAAGCACAGGGCGGGTCATGGACGCCGGGAGATTGTCCAACTGATCCAGATTGCCCAATCTGCGATCTGTGCGACACGCCGGGAGGCGGGGTTTACATCAACCTCCAGCAATTTGAGTTCTCGGCTGGTGGTACAGTCGCCCAGGGCGGCGTTTTCACTATACAGACGACAGTGCAATCAGGATCATGCACAGCAACAGCAACCGGATTCTTCACGCCACTTGGCGGGGGAGCACAAACCCCGGCATCATGTGAAATGACACTTGTTGCGGACGCCCTGAGCCCATCTGGCTACGCGATAGAGTGCGTCTGGTCACCATCGCAGATTTATGGATGCACATTAGACGCTAATCTGTTTGGTAGTTTTTCTGGCATTGACCCCTGTGCGGACACTTATGGATTAGCCGCCGGCGGCG